AATCCAAGAAAGAGTATGATGAATTCAAAGGTGAGGAAGGTACTCAAGGTAGCGATGACGATGATGATTTTGGACTTGATGACCTTTATAGAGATTTAGGAATTCCAAGACCATAAAAAATCCAAATATGATTTAATTTTGTGAACAAAGAACAATTAATTATAGAATTTACGAAGTGTATGAGGAATACTCCTTATGCACTTCGTTCTTATTTACAGACATACGATAATACAGTATCAAAGTATGTCCCATTAGAACTTTTTCCTGACCAAGTATCACTACTTGAAGATTACGAAAGCAGCAACGAAAACATTGCCTTAAAATACAGACAAGCGGGTGTTACAACCGTAACTGCAGCTTGGGCATCAAAAAAACTTGCATTCGCAAGAAAAGAAAAACCTGAAAAAGTTCTAATAATTGCCAACAAGTTGGATACTTCAGTGGAAATGGCCAATAAGATAAGGGCATTTATAGAACAATGGCCTGATTGGGTTGGAATCGGGTTTTCAGTAGAAAAAAACTCTCAAAGACATTTCAAACTTAATAACGGATGTGAGGTTAAAGCGGTGGCAACATCAAAAGATGCTCTTAGAGGTTATACTCCAACAATTCTTATTTTTGACGAGGCAGCCTTTATCGAGGCGGATGGAGACTTCTGGTCTGCTTGTATGGCCTCACTATCCACGGGTGGTAAAGTTATTGTAGTTTCCACACCAAACGGTTATGACCCAATATATTATGAAATATATGACCAAGCGTTAAGAGGAATGAATGATTTCAAAATCTCTGAAATGTTTTGGTATCGGGACCCTCGTTATACCAAAGATTTATACATGGTAAAGACAAATGATTTGGTTCATTATCTTTTGAACCGAGAAGACTACCCTGTAGATACCGTAATTAACTTAGCCAATGATAATCCTTACGAAAGAAACCATACTATTGTAACAGATTATATTTCTCAAGGATATAAACCTTGTTCAGCATGGTTTGAGGGGATGGTAAAAAAACTCAAGTACGATAGACGTAAAGTTGCTCAAGAACTTGAATGTAACTTCTTAGGATCAGGTGATAACGTATTCGATTCAGACCTAATGCAGAACATTTCCAAAAACCAACTAAGGGCCCCACAAGCAAAACTTATGGGAAACGCTTTATGGATTTTTAAAGAACCTGTAAATGGCCATAAGTATGTTATGGGTGTTGACGTTTCTCGTGGTGACTCTGAGGATTTTTCATCAATCCAAATCATTGACTTTGATGAACGGGAACAAGTATTAGAATATGTTGGTAAAATTCCTCCCGATGTGCTAGCCGAGATTGCCTATAAATGGGGGACAATGTACAATGCTTATTGTGTAATTGATATTACTGGAGGCATGGGAGTTTCAACAGCAAGAAAAATGCAAGAATTACAATATCAACATGGATTATATGTTGATGGAGTTGATACTTCTAACAAATGGAAGTGGGATCCGAAAATAAATGAAAAAATTCCTGGTATCAACTTCAACACAAAAAGAGTACAAATTATTGCGGCATTTGAAGAGGGAGTTAGACACGGATTCAAAATATATTCCCACAGAACTTACAATGAGATGAATACCTTTATATATATTCATGGAAGACCCGACCACCAGAAAGGACAACATGATGACTGTATTATGGGACTTTCCATGGCGATTTATGTTGCCGAAAAATCATTTCAATCATTAACTAAAGTTGTTAATCACACAAAAGCCATGTTGAATTCGTGGTCTACTGTGATGAATGAAAATAAAAATACTTCAGATTTTTTTAATCCCTTGGTACCTCAGATGGGAAGAGACTCCAACTTGAGTAATAATGGGGCTTCTAAAGCAGATTACCAAAAATATGGATGGCTATTTGGTGCTAAATAACTATTTATATTACCGAGGTAAAGAGTAAATTTAGATTATGGCAGAACAAAATATGACGGTTTGGCAAAGACTGTCACAAACATTTGGACCTAACTCATTATTAAATCAAGACTATCCAACATTCAAGTTTGATAAAAAGGAACTCCTACGCACAAAAAGTAGAGAGGAGTATGAGAAAGAAAAACTTCAAGCACAACAAACATATTATCTCACAAATCAATGGGCTAAGGTGGAGAATAATCTTTATTCTCAAGCCATATATTATGAACCTACAAGGTTATCAGCACAATATGATTATGAATCAATGGAGTATACTCCCGAGATTTCCGCAGCATTAGACATCTACGCAGAAGAATCTACAACAACAAATGAGGATGGATTTATTCTTCAGATTTATTCTGAATCAAAAAGAATTAAAGGGGTCTTAGCGGACTTATTTAATAACGCCTTAGACATCAACACCAATTTACCTATGTGGACAAGAAACACATGTAAATATGGTGATAACTTTGTATACCTGAAATTAGACCCTGAAAAAGGAATTGTTGGAGTACAACAATTACCGACTATTGAAATTGAAAGACATGAGGTTGGAGCAAGTGGTAAAATATCTGTCGATGTAAAAAATGAAGTAGATAAAGATAAAAAGGCGTTACACTTCACATGGAAAAATAAAAATATGGAATTCCAATCTTGGGAAATTGCTCACTTCAGATTATTGGGTGATGACAGAAAACTTCCATATGGAACTTCCATGTTAGAAAAAGCAAGACGAATTTGGAAACAACTACTCCTTTCTGAAGATGCTATGTTGATTTATCGTACATCAAGAGCCCCTGAGAGAAGAATGTTTAAGGTGTTCGTTGGAAACATGAATGATGACGATGTTGAGGCTTATGTACAACGTGTTGCAAACAAATTCAAGAGGGAACAAGTCGTTGACAATAAAACAGGTAATGTCGATATGAGGTTCAATCAAATGGCGGTTGACCAAGATTATTTTATACCTGTTCGTGACCCAGCGGCTCCTGACCCAATTACCACATTACCAGGAGCAACTAACTTATCTGAAATTGCCGATATTGAATATATTCAAAAGAAATTGTTAACCGCCCTTCGTGTACCAAAAGCATTCTTAGGATTCGAAGAAGTTGTTGGTGATGGTAAAAACTTGGCATTACAAGATATTCGATTTGCTCGTACCATTAACAGGATTCAAAAGAGTATGATTGCTGAACTTAATAAGATTGCAATTGTACATTTATTCTTATTAGGATTCGAAGACGAACTTTCAAATTTTACAATCGGATTAACAAATCCATCTACTCAAGCAGATTTGTTGAAGATTGATGTTTGGAAAGAAAAAGTATTATTGTATAAAGATTTGGTTTCCGATCCAGGAAATGGAATACAGGCAACTTCATCTACATGGGCTAAGAAACACATATTTGGATGGTCAGATGATGAAGTTCGTTTAGATCTACAACAACAAAGAATCGAAAGAGCTGTTGGTGAAGAACTCAAAGCAACTCCAACTGTGATAACCAAAACTGGTTTGTTTGATAATATTGACAAATTATATGGTAGTCAAACAGGATCAACTCCGACGGCTGGTGCCGAAACAACTACGGATGGAGAAGAGGAATTAGGACCTCCACCTTCGTCATTTGGAGGGGAGCCATCGGGTCTTGACTTAGGAGCTGAGGAACCACCAACAGGAGGAGGAGAAGAAGCTCCACCTCCATCAGAAATAACACCTGAATCAAGGAAAAAAGACCTTAACATTTTAGTGGAAAATAATTTAATTGACGGGTCTCAAATAATAAATTTGGGTCAGGCACAAGATTCTTTAGGAGAAATTTCAAAACAATTAGATAAGTTATTAAATTCATAATATTTATTTGAAAAAGACACAATGACCTTCGGAACAGTAAAATCCCTAATTGAAAAAAATCTCTTGCAATCCTACAAAAATGAAATGGAATTCAAGAAGACTTTGCGAGAATTCAAACACAACGTTTTGAATAATAATGCTATGTCTAAAGCATACGCAATATATGACCAACTAAGTTCACCCCAAGGGTTAAGTGAACAAGATGCAAAATATTTTATTGAAGAAGGGATTAATTTACTAAACAAAGTTTTGTCAAGTATTAAACTTCCAATCACACTTTCCGAAAAAACTGAAAATAATTATTCCGATATTGACACCTTAGTTTATACCCAAGGAGTAGATTTACTTGAAAGAGTTAATGCAAAGAAAAATATTTTGAAGGTTATTACGTCTACAAAAGAATCTATTAAAGAAAATATAAATATTCCAATTAGTTCTATGGTTGCGGTTGCGAATCAAACCATTAATAATTACATACTTAATTTGGACGAAAATTCCAAAAAAGAATTTTTTCAAATAGTTTCTGAAGATTCCAAAACATTAGAAACAAAATTTGAAACCCTAAGAGAAAGTACGATATCCAAATTAACGGCACTTCAAGATAATGAAGATTCACAGGATATCAAAACAAAAATTTTAGAAACAATTGAAAAAATTAAATCTGAAAAATTCGACCAATTAAACTTTTTGAAGTTAAAAAATTTGGAAGAATCAATTTGATTGGTCTTTGAGACCTTGAATATGTTTTGCCTTCAGAATCTGTGCTCTTCTAAGTACAGATTTTTTTGTATACTGTTTTTTATCAAATAGAATCTGATTTTGTTTTGTTTTAATTACTTTTGACTTTAGGGTCTTGAGAGCCTTCTCAAGAGGATTACTCTGAGTGATTTTTATTATTATCATATATTAGAAATATCCACAAGTATAAAAAAATTTTGACAATCATACATATATTGTATATAATTTCATTAATAAACATACATAATAACATTATTAATGAAAAAAGGAAAAAGTGTAAAACTTAACCTGTTCAACCCCATCAAGTCTCAATATGGGACAGTAGACTCCAAAAACTTAAAATCGGTTTATATAAATATTCAATCGTGGGTTACACCAAAAGAAGAATTAGAAAATTGGAACCGAATTGTTTCAGGTTTAGGGAGAGAAATAAAAAATTCAGTTTTTGAATCAATCGATTCAAAAATTTTTCAAGAAAAAAATATTGTTGATTTGGACCTTCGAACAAGTGGGATATCAAAAGGGAAAAAATCATTTTTTAATTTGGAAATCAATCTGTATACCCAACGTGATATGGATTTTAAGTGTGATGAACTAAAAGAATCCATAAAAAATATTGTTAAATCAATCTATAAAAATAACGTGATTAAAAACAAATACTTTGATTTTTCGATTTCTAAAAAAGACGAAATCTAACAAACTATTTAAATCCGTATATTTATCTTAAAAGATTAGATGAAAAATTTAAGAATTTTAGAAGCTAGCGAGCTTGGCCACGGTATATTGATTGAAATGGATGCGGGTTGGGTTTCACCAAAAGACCTACAGAATATTGACATTCTAAAAGAAGCCTCCAATTTAGATTATAGAAATCCATTCGAATTTTATGCGGTTCTTCAAAAATACGATACTCCAAATAGAAATGGTAGAACATATCCTGAAAGGATTTTGAAAAGAGAAGCAGATAGATATAAAGAATCTATTTCTAAGGGTTTGTCAACATCAGAATTAAATCACCCTGAATCATCATTAATAGACTTAGACAGAGTATCTCACATCATCACAGACATATGGTGGGATAAAAATATACTCATGGGAAAACTCAAATTATTGACATCTCCAGGGTTTCACGAAAGAGGTATAGTTTCAACAAAAGGAGACCAAGCAGCTAACTTAATGAGACAAGGTGTAACTTTAGGGATTTCTTCAAGAGGAGTTGGGTCATTAAAAAAAGTTGGTGAAAGAAATGAAGTACAAGATGACTTTGAATTGATATGTTTTGATTTGGTATCATCACCTTCAACACCAGGTGCTTATTTGTTCACAAACCCTGATGAAAGAAGTAAGTATGAAGAAAATTTAGAGGAAGAAAGAAACTCTAAACAAAATAATGAGTATGTTGAAAAGTCAGTTGACTTAATGAAAAAATTAGACGATTTTTTAAGAAAATAAAATTATGGACGAAAAATATTTTGTAGCAAAAATTCAGTATGATTTTCCTGACGAAAACACTGGTAAAATTAAAAAAGTAAGAGAAGAGAAATTGGTTAAAGGTTTTTCTGTTACTGATGTAGAAGCAAAAGTAACAAAAAAATATGAAGGATTTACTCACGATTGGAGAATTACGGCAGTATCCGAAAGTAAAATTGATGAAGTAATCGAATAACTAAATTTTTAAAATGAAAAAAACTAAAGTGGTCAAACGACCACTTTTTTTATTTTAAGACTATTTATTGACAATAAATCTAAACAGAAGTACCAAGAGATGAATTTTTTTCATTTTGGTACTATTTATATGTTAAAATAAATAGATTTTTCATGCAAGAAAATAAAAACTTAGTACAAGAGGCGTTAATTCAAATGAAAAATGTTGAAGAGGCAATCGCCCAAAATGCAAAAGGAATACTTGCTTCTACTATGAAGGAAGAAATCAACCAATTAGTAAAAGAATCTCTATCAGAGCAAGATATGGAAGATGAGATTGAATTAGATACAGATATCGATACCGATATGCCTGTTGATAATGATGATGATATGGAAATGGACATGGAATTCGATATGGACATGGATATGGATTCAGAAGAAAGTCCAATAGATTTAACTGATGCTTCAGATGAAGAAATTTTGAAAGTTTTCAAAGCAATGAGTGACGAAGATGGAATCATCATAAAAAAGGATGATGATGAGATTCACTTGAAAGACGATGAAGCTAATACAGAATATTTAATCAAGCTAGGTGAGTCAGAAGAGGAAGAAGAATTAGATGAAACTATGCACGTAGATGAAATCGATGAAATGGACGTTGATACAGAAGATGTAATCAATGCTATTTTCTCAAAAGACGGAGATGTTGAAGATTTCGACATGGACCAAGATGAAGAAGTTATGTATGAAATCGAGTTTGATTCAGAAGACGACATGATGGAAGAAGAAGATGAAGACATGATGGAAGAAGAAGATGAAGACATGATGGAAGAAGAAGATGAAGACATGATGGAAGAAGAAGATGAAGACATGATGGAAGAAGAAGATGAAGATTTGGACGAATCTTACA